GGCTATTGCTGCTTATATGGCTCGTACAAGTGACGATGCACCTGCAGATTATAAAGAGATTAGTGTAGGTGATGGTACAGTGATGGATACTACACCACAGTTTCCGCTACGTCAGATGCTGTACTTAGGTGAAGCAACTAAGCGTATAAAGGATGGTACGTTTGATGACTTTTGGAATGGTAAAGAGTTTGCAGAAACATTCTTGGGTACTAATATACGTGTGGGTGTAGGTAATAGCCTTGTAGATGAAGTGGTACAGCTTGCAGGTGACTCTGACTTAACTAGAGATGAAGTTGCAGCAAGGCGAGTAGGCCGTATGCTAGGTAACTATCTATCTACTTGGGCTGTTCCCTTTGCACAAATCATTGATAGTGAACGTGCGCTGGGTATACGGGGTGAAACATACAAGGATGTAGCACAAGACCCTACACTAGAGTTTGGTTCTACATTTGGTAAGGAAGTTAAAAGACCTTTTGATGCTCGTGGTTTTACAACATCACCACAGGAAGAAGCAGACTTGCCTATTCGTGAACGTCTATTCCAAGAGGAATCAAGTAGGGTAGCTTCAGCATTAAAGGTTGGGTTAGGGCTTACCTTGAGAACACAGGATAGTGAAGAGGGTGAATACATTAAACGCCTTGGTTTAACTGAGTTTGAGTTGGGCAGCACATCTAAAGTACCTAGTGTACGTAGATTTGAGAATGAACAACTACGTAGCATTATACCCGGCATCGTGTCTGCGGCACAGGCTTATGAAGAGGCATCTCGTGAGACATATAAAAGTAATACAGAACTACAGAAAGAAATGACTGAGCAAGAGTTCGTTAACAGTCGTATCAGACCGTTAATAAAGTCTCAAATCAGAGCAGCTAAACAAGAGTTAACTGATGGCAATACAATTAACTCAGAGGCACCTGCTTACATTGAGGCGATGACTGCATACCGTAGGCTACCAAAAGACATACGTAAAAATGCGGCATCAGAGTTTTTGTTAAATCGGGGTAGACCCGCTGATGGTGCTAGTGTAGAAGACTTGTTTGCTCTTGCTGAATATGGTAAAGCGTTAAGGTCTGCGTACAAATAGAAAACAGGGGACTAAATCCCCTGCTCCTTTGCTAGTACGTGCAGCAAATACATATATAGCATTGCTAGTATTCCTAACGCCACCATCCATCGTACTCCTTTACACAGTTACATAAATCATTAGCCAGCCCCATGCCAAATGCATACAGGAGCCAGCTAAATATAATAACAAACGGTGCATACTTAACGATTGTCACCATCACCCTGTAGACGATTCCTAGCTTTTCTATCAGCCAGTTTGTCCAAGTTGTCTTCCATGATTCTACCAAGGTTCATGTCCACTTCTTTAGCAAGCATTGCGCAGTACCACAATACATCACCTAACTCATGTCCTATGGCATTTAACTTAGCGTGATAATCTTCTCTGTCTGCACCGTCACGTATTAGCTTCTTTACTTTGTTAGCAATCTCACCAGCCTCACCAGCAAGCCCAAGAGTTAGATACTCAAGGGCTTTTTCTTTAGGAAAAATGGCAGTCTCTGCTGCCTTACGCTGATATTCTGTTGCTGTAATGTCACTCATATATCGCTCCTTCATCCACTGTTTAGCTTCTTGCTCTAGCTTCATTTGTTTGTACCTTATTTAGCTGCTCATAGTAGGCATCATTCCAACCACGCTGCCACTCACGTGCTTGCATTGTATTGGGATCAATGTTAGGGCGGTGTTCTTGGTAGATATTCTTTTTGCCTACCTTAGTAAATCTACCACCACGTTGAAAGGCTTCGTAGCCCCACTGGTATTGAATACGCAGTGGAGCATCATACTTAGTTAATCCATTACGCCGCATCTACTAACTCCTTTTTGAACTCTTGAAATAAAGACTTTGTATGGTAGTTGAATATCTTTATTGCCGTTACATTATCTATCTTAAACCACTCACCCTTACGTTCATCAGCGAACTTGTCAAACACCTTATGCATTTCAGCTTCCTTACTGTGTCTGTTGTCTGTCTCAAGACGGGCGATGATACGGTAGTCACGGAATGGTGAGGATGTTTGGTATCCGTTACAACGGTCATCAGCATTGACTGCCTTACCTACCTTTACCCATCCTAGCCATGCGTCATTGACAATGGCGTACACTTCCCCTTCCTTCGTAGATTCAATCTGCTCATGTGACCATGCGTCATCAAGCGACTTGTATCTACCTGCTTTCCAAAGCGGATGCTTACGTGGTATGTACTTACCATTGACCCACATACGCCGTGAGTTCTTAGTCTGGTATTGCTCTAATCTTTCTCGCTTACCATCACTAGGAATGTACCACCACTCACCATCTTCATAAATAGTTTTAGCTGTTGTCAGTACGCTTTTCGTCATTGGATTTCTCCTCATCTGTTTTAGGGAAATATTTTACTAGCATTTCTAGCTTGTCGTGATAGTTAGCAATCTCTTCAAGTTCATCTTCTATTGCGGTTTGAATGTCCTGATGCTCACCAATACCAACAGGATGTGTGAGTAAGATTTCTACATTAGCTTTGTGCTTATTAATATGACCTACTAAATGCGAAGTCTGTGCATCAATTAGCATGTTTCTCATCTTGCTTCTCCTTCTCTTTTTGTTTTAACCATTCTTCTCTACTTGGGTGGTGGACAGGTGGGTTATGTTGCACCCACCCGTCACCTTTTTTCCATACTACACTCATGCTGCAGCAATGTCAACTATTTCGCAGACACCTGCAGTACAAGCCAACTCACGTCCACCTGATGTAGTATCTTCCTTCTCAAACTCTTGAAGCAAAGACCAATCTACATTATCAGGCATCTTAGACTGCCACTCTTTGAAAGTGTCAGCATCAATGTCCTGATAAGGTGCTTGCTGATATGTATGCTCACTGAATGGCAGGAAGCTGATACCAGATACCTCATCAAAGTGTTCGTATACCCACGCACCTACAGCCATCCATTCATTCTCTTTGACTGAGATGGTGACTGATGGTTTATGTTCGCACCAGTAACGCTGGTATGTGAGCCACAGTTCAAGCTGCTCAATGGCGGTCATACCTGTACGTGTTACTGCGTTCTTAGGCGACTTCATAGGGAATGAGAAGACGGTAGTGCTGTCGGGCTTCATTACGTCTGGCTCACTAGGTAAACCCTGTGCGACTAAGAACTGTGTGAGTGGGTCTTTGTTATCACCACGCACAGTGCGAATGTAGTATGGGTTGTGTCGGGCATGGATACCTGACGCACTGTCAACAAGCTGAGATACTGTACCACTAGGCTTGACACAAGTAATAGCAGCAGACTGCTCAATACCAAGTTCCCACGCCATAGCTTTGTTTGCATCAATAGCTACATCACGTAATGTCTCCAATACCTGACCAATGTTACCACCCATCTTGGCTGACTTACCTGCGGTCAAGTCATTGTCCATGATACCTGTCAGTGATACACCCAGCAATCGTTCTTGCTCTGTGTTATCCTTCCAAATCTTACGAAGGTATTTGAAGTTCGTAAGTGTAGCTTGGAACGTACCCAGAATAGTAGCTAGGCGAACCTTCTCTTTCAAAGTCTCGACTGTATCATTCTCACGTACCACTACCTCTGACAAGTTACAGAACTGATATGGACGCAAGATAATCTCAGAGCAGGGGTTGCAACCAAAGTCGTGGTCAACATCACGCCTACCGTTCTTTGCAGCTTGTACCTTCGCTGACTGGCGATTGAAGATACCACGCTCACCTGACTTACTGTCGTACAGAGACAACCACTCACGCATGAATGTACCCATCTCAGGCTTAGTCTTGTACGCTACTGAGTTATTAGCCAGCGCACGCTGCCCCTCATTCTCCCACCACTGACCGGACTTGGCATGTGCCATCTGGTCATCATTGAGATTAGACAATGAAATCAATGCACTGCGGCGTACACCACCCACGACTACCACTTCACCAATCTTACACATGATGTCGTGACACTCAATTGGGTAGAGTCTGCGACCTGCTGCAGCCTTGAACTTCTGGATACAGAACTCAAATAGTTCAACCAGAGGCTGTGGGCCTGACGCACGACCACCGAATGTCTTGAGCCTTGCACCTGCAGGACGTACCTCTGATACATCAAACTTAGGAACCTGCCCGGTGTACAGCATAGCAATCAGTTCCTTCAGTGACTTTGCCCAACCGGGGCGGCTGTCACCTACCTTGATTACCGTATCTGTGCTATGGAACTCTTCATTCACAATGGGTAGCTTCTCAATGCAGTGGCGTTCAACACTGAAGCCAACGCCAGTGCCACACATAAGGATATACATAGTCTCATCAAATGCACGTGGGCTATCCACTGGTACATATGAACAGTTGTATCCACCCACATGGCAGCGGTCTAGGGCTGGCCCTGATGTCATCAATGCCCTCATGCTAGGCATTATTGCTTGACTGATTACGGCTTCTTCTAGTTCTGCACGTAGGGTGGTAGGTAATTTGTAATTATTATTGCTGTCCAAGTGACTAGCCATATAATCAAAGTATCTCGCAACTGTTTCATTCCATGTTTCCCTTCGTTGTTCATCTTCCTTCCATCTTGCATAGCGTGATAGTGCTATGAAGTTTTGATAGTCTGTTGGTAGTGAATTGCTTATCATCTCTTTACTCCGTTACTGTTCTAATAGTTTTAATATCTGCACCTTCGATGTCATAGAAGTATTCTCTGATGCCATCTTCCAGTTCTTCTCCTACTTGCCCATCGGCAGGGATGGGATAGTCTTCCTCATCTATGTCCAAGGTAACAAACATTTTAACTCTTATCATCTGCCATTACCTCTTCAATCAACTTATCCAAGTACCACTTGGCCTTTTGTAAGTCTTCTATTGGCTTGTCCTTGTAATCGAATCGCCAGAGATACTTCATAATATTGCCCTGCAGGTAGTATTTAAAACCTTTGTCTGTAGCTGCAGAGATAGCATGAATACATTCAATGCCTGTCTGGTTGTAGTGTGGTGGACTATTAACCATATCAACGTTAGGCCATGCTTTAACATTGTCACTTTGTTTGCTTGCTTGTGCCATACGTAACTCCTCTTGTCTATTCATTGCTTTCATATATGATTCGTGTCTACTCATGCTGACCCCTTTGTTCTACTGTTAAAGTTAAGGTGTACTACGTTACCATCGTAAGTCTTTTCCACACCCATCTCTTCCTCTAGTTCTACATCAATATCATCCTCGTTGTCAATAACTTTTGTGACATACTCGTGAACAATATTGCGAAGTTCTTCCACCTCTTCCATGACAGGCACAGCAGCACACATCATCTTAGCAAAGTGCATCACTTGATAGTAGTCTTCATCGTCTAGGGGATTATCTGGCATAGCCATTATAGATATGTCAACTTCACCAGACCACTTACCATCGTCATCAGCGAATGGTCTGACACGGATAAGCAAGTCCTCATTACTTACTTCTTTAGCTAGTTTGTCCATCATCTTCATGCTCTATCTCCTTTTTACTTTTGTGTCGCCAAACTTAATAAACTTTGGATGCTTGTTCTTACCTTTCTCTTTCAGCCACTCTTCAGGGATAATCCTGTCATAGTATCTGAAGCCGTGCTTGATACACCAGTCTGCATATGAAGACTTAGCACCCTTGCTCAACTTAGCTTTGCTATTAGTGAACACAAAGCGTATGTCAAGCTTGGGATGCTGCTTCTTAATAGCGATATGCTTTCGCCTATCTGCCGCCATGAACCTGCCCTTTGTCTCAATGATAATACCATTGTATAATACAAAGTCAGGGGTATAGGTGCGGTAGGCTAAATCTTCCCATTCAATCTTGATATCCTCGTAGCCATACTTGACCTTGTGTTCATCAAGATAAATAGATAGCTTGTGTTCTAGCCCACTGCGATACCCATGTCGTATTGCCATACGCCGTGCTTTATGCAGCAATTACATCTCCAATGTAACTAATGGTAGGCGGGTTCTTAGCCTGTGACATTACAGATGGACGCTCAGTAAGACTATCCCAACAATCAAAACGGTAGTTACAAAATCTGCATCCGTCATTAAGGACTTTATTACCTGTGGGCTTGCCACGAAAAGTCTCAGGCACTGGTTCAAAACACCGTTCAAATTTATTCTCCTTTACTTTATCTACGGTAGCTTGAATCTTAGATACCTCTGTGTCTAAGTCAAGTCCTGTAGCTGGTACATATTTAAACTGACCATTGGCTTTATTTACTACCCACCAGCCACCAGCTTTCTTATCTGCAGCTTTAGCATACCCAGCTAACTGAGCCACATACCCGAAGCCATCACCGCTGGCAAGAGTGTCATAGGATTCAAACTTGTTTCTATATGACCAGTCTGAAGCTGATTTAATATCATCAACTGCACCATCAAGGATGAGGTCATAA